TGCCCTAAATGTAATGCATTTGTCCTTGTATACCATCAACCAAAAGAATGAGTACATTAATTGCGAATCTGCCCTCCTATGAGGTCTGGGTAAGAAAAGAATATCTAACCGACCATAAGAGTGGTCACGGTGAATTTGTCAAAGGAGTCTGGGTGTCTGCAAAAAGTATACCTGGACGTGCTTTTTATTTTGAGACATACCTACCAGAGTATGCTGCAATGTTTGATAAATTGCCAATCTCTGCCTTTACAAGCGATCCAGAGACACCTAAACCTGATATGACTCTACATAACCTCCAGTTCTGGAACTGCATGGATTACGGTGTAGTGGCAGTACAGAAGCAATTTATCGGTTCAATGCACTATGAGGTCTATACTCGTGACTTTGGCACTCAGACAGGCACTTACATATGCACTTTAGACAATTATCACTCAGATGTAGATGCGATTGACTACTCAACAAGTGAACAACCTGCCGAACATAAGAGTCATAACTTACTCGAATTGGATAATGGACAGTTTTGTCTCTATCCAAACAACAGAATGCGTATCTATGACAACAGTTTAACACCAGAAGAACCCAAAGTGCCTGATTTTAAGGTATCAACGGTCTACTATCAGGTTGAAAATGGTCATGATCGTGATGGATTAGGTAATGATGAGAATTATTTTTGGAAAACAGCGAAAGAAAGGAACGATTTGGATATAAATGTTGAAGCAGACCCTAATATTGGAGCAGGAAACACCGCTTTTGACTACTAAATAAAGAAAAAAAGGCGAAAATGGAGTTTCAACACGATTTTTTAGACAATCTTGCCAACGATCAGTACCAAAAGTTGCTTCGTGAAGTGACAAATGATGATAAGATACCTAAGAAATCAAATAAAGTTGACAAAACGCTTATAGATATAAGTAAGGATACTACAATTTTGGATGTCAACCTATACGACTAACATTTCTCGTGCATTTAAAGACATAAGTTTGTCTTTTAAGAGTCATCCAGTTACAAAAGATGTGACTGTTTTGAGAAATGAAGACGCAATTAAGAAATCTGTCATTAATCTAACTCGAACTCGGATTAATGAGAGGTTTTTTAATGATTTATTGGGTACATCAATCGCTGACTCCCTTTTTGAGAACATGGGTTCTGGTCTTGAGACAGCATTAGAAGAAGAAATCAGCACATTATTAAAAAATTATGAGCCTCGAATTGAATTAAATAGTGTATATGTAATTGCAAATCGGGATTTCAATGAATTATCGATTCAAGTTAGTTATGATATTGTTGGATTACCAATTCCAAGTCAAAATATAGAGTTCTTACTACAACCGACAAGGGTATAATGGCATTTAATCAGTTTACAAATTTAGATTTCCAAGATTTACGCACTCAAATTAAGGATTATTTGAGGTCAAACTCAAATTTTACCGATTTTGACTTCGAGGGATCTAATTTTTCTGTATTAATTGATAATTTAGCATATAATTCTTATATTACTGCCTATAATACCAACATGGCAGTTAATGAAGCGTTTATTGATAGTGCAACAGTTAGAGAAAACGTCATATCACTTGCAAGAAACATTGGATATGTGCCAAGATCAAGAAGATCAGCAGTTGCAAAGATAAGTTTTACTGTTGATGTATCATCAATCGCTGCAAGATACGTTACATTGAACGCAGGATTAGTTGCTTTAGGTAATATACAGAACGGATCCTTTAAATTTTCAATACCAGAGAAGATTACAGTCAGTCCAGCAAGTAATGGAATCGCATCTTTTCAAAATATTGAGATATTTGAAGGAAACTATCTTACAAAAGAGTTTGAAGTAATTAGTTCACAGTTAGATGCAAAATATATCTTACCAAACACAAATATAGATACTACAACTATTCGAGTTTCAGTAACTGATGGAGAAACTGGAACAGTTGAAGTGTATAATGCATATGAAAATATATTTCAAGTTAATTCAGAATCCAGATTGTTCCTTATACAGGAGATAAATGATGAAAAGTACCAAATTCTCTTCGGTGATGGTGTTCTTGGTAAAAAACCACCAAATGGTAGCACTATTAAAGTTTCTTATATTGTTACTAATGGTGCGGATGGTAATGGTGCATCTAATTTTAACTTTGCAGGTAATTTAGCTTACCCAAGAAGATCTGGTGATACTTTAATTGACACACCAATTACTCAAAATATATCTCTTCTAACGGTTCCACAACCCTCTGAGAACGGTGATAACATTGAACCTGTTGATAATGTTAAGTATCTTGCTCCACGGGTGTATGCGTCCCAATATCGAGCAGTGACTGCAAATGATTATACTAGTTTAGTACCCTCAGTTTATCCAAATATAGATTCTGTTACTGCATATGGTGGTGAAGAACTTGATCCTCCACAATTTGGTAAAGTTTTTATTACTGTAAAACCAAAAACAGGTGAGATATTATCAGACACTGCAAAAAGTGCGATTAAAGCAGGTTTGAAGCAATATACAGTTGCTGGAATACAACAAGAATTTGTTGATTTGAAGTTTTTATACGTTGAATACGATTCTACAGTATCATATAATCCAGGATTTGTGACTAATAAAGAAGATCTTTCATCTCGCATATTTAAATCAATTGAAAGTTACGCTGAATCATCAGACATCAATTCATTTGGTGGAAGACTTAAGTATAGTAAGTTATTATCAGTAATTGATAAAGTTGACACTGCTATTACATCAAATATAACTGTTGTTAAAATGAGAAGAGATTTAACTCCTGCATATGGACAACTGGCAAACTATGAATTATGTTATTCAAATCGTTTTCATGCAGACCTAGAAGGATTTAACATAAGATCAACTTCATTTAAGATTGCGGGAGTTGATGGTGATATATTTTTAACAGATTTACCAAATTCTGATGGATTAACAGGTATTGTTAGGTTCTTTACTCTTGTTGATGATACTCCTAACTTTATTAATAATAATGCAGGTACTGTGGATTATGTAAAAGGTGAAATTATCTTATTTGCAGTAAATATTACGTCCTCTGATGTTACAAATAAAATTGAAATTGAAGTAATTCCAGAGTCAAATGATATTCTTGCAAAACAGAACCTTTATATTGTCCTAGATACTACTAGTGGAAGTAAATTAACACTTTTAGAGGATTTAGTTTCTTCTGGATCAGATAGATCAGGTTCATCATACACACCACCTTCAAGTTTCGTCAATACCAAAAGGTTTACAAGATAAGAAATGGCAGATACTAAAGTAAAAATCTCTCATATTCTGGATAGTCAAATTCCAGATTTTATTCATGACGAAAATCCACTATTTAAAGAATTTTTAAATCAATATTACATTTCACAAGAGCATGAGTATGGAAATATTGATATCGCAGAAAATATCACTGATGTAAAGAATATTTCTAATTATATTAATCTCAATATTGTTGGTTATCAAGCATTAGTACCCATTCAGTTAACTGAGGAAATTTCATCATTTGATGAAGTTATCAATGTTACTAATACTCTTGGTTTTCCAAATAGTTATGGAATTTTTAAAATTGATAATGAGATTATCACTTATACAGGGAGAACTGCAACATCATTTACTGGATGTGTTCGTGGTTTTAGTGCAATATCTGCGTTAGAGAAAAATGGAGATCCAGAATTTTTAACTTTTAGTTCAACAGAATCTGATGATCATAATGCTGGTGCCACTGTATCAAATTTAAGTCATATATTTTTAGTTAAATTCTACGAAAAGTTTAAAGCAAACTATTTACCTGGTGTTGAAAATAGAGATTTCATGACAGGTCTCTCAGTAGAGAATATTTTAACGAGAGCGAAAGATTTTTATACATCAAAAGGTACTGATACTGCACTTAATATCTTATTTCAGGTATTATTTGGAAAAAATGTAACCATTTTAAAACCATTTGATAATACCATAACATCTTCTGAAGCAGAGTGGATTGTAGCAGATCAATTAATGGTTGAAGCACTTGAAGGTGATCCAATAAATTTAAAACAGACAGTAATCTTTCAAGAATCATTAACTGAACCCACTGCCACAGGTGCAGTTGGTAACGTAGAAGAAATATTTTTAGGAAGTAAGAAATACCATCGAATTTCTTTATCTAAAGGTTCTATGGAGGGAACTTTCAAGGTAAACAATAAAACTCAAGTTGTTGGAGCAGCATCGACAACATCAGTTGTTACTGTAGACTCAACGGTTGGATTTACAACTGAAAATGGGTTTCAATATTTGAGTTCATCAGGTTCTTATATTCCAGTAACATACCAATCAAAGTCACATAATCAATTTTTCGACACAGATGCAGATATTAGTTTATCTGAAGGAACTCCAATTATAGATAACGTATTTATTTTTGGATATGAGAATAATGATACCACTAAACTTTGTAAAATGCGTGTAATGGGGTCGATATCAAATATTTCTGATAATTTTGAAAAAACTAAGTTTTTCAAAGAAGGTAATGATATCAAATTAAAATATCTTGGGGAAAAAACAGATATTAATGATAAAAAGTTTAATACTTGGTTCTATAATAATGTTTCTTATCT